CCCAAAGCCCTATGATGATCCATATGAGCGACAACACCCACCACCAGGACCAATCTATTACATGGCACAACTTCAGGATAACAAAGGCGATTGTTAATAGACTAACTTCACTGGCTCCCCTTGAAGAGGACTTTTTATCACTCATACTTTGACAGGTTTATCTTTTTTGGGCACTTTGGTTTGCTTGACGATCTCAACATCCTGCTCATACTTCGAAGCGTCCGGATACAGCATGTCCATTATCGGGATCACTTTATCAATCACGCCGTCCGCTGTGCTGAACCACTTCCGGTCCAGGATATCGCCCCATGTAAAGGCGTCTCGTAGCTTAAGATCCGGGTACTGGACCCCGGAAATGCCGGCCGCATTGACATAGAGGCTTTGCAGGCAATAGCCATTCGGTTGCGCCCAATTGATCCGCTTAAGGGAATGCAGGATATGACGATTCATTGTAATGGGACAGTGGGTGTCATAATTTCTCCCATGAGGCATGATCCGGAGCGTATTGGCTACGGTTTTCTGGTACGTAGAGAACCGGCCCAGCGCATACAGCTTGTTGGCCAGCAGCATATCCCATGCATATTCTTCTACCCATGGTTCCATGAGATAGTAGTCGTCACCACAGTATAGAAACTCTTCGGATGGGCACAATAACAGCTTTTCGAATATGTTCCGCTCTCGCATGGCAGTATCCGGATCGTCCTTTGCCGGAATATGGTTCACGTTCCTGCACCAGGATGGTAAAGCCCCAACAATAAAGACGTTATCCGGCTGGATATACTTTTCGAATCCTCGCAGCGCATACCGGAGATCCAGGTAATTATTGTCGGAATGTTCGTGAAGCGGGATGCAGATGTCCATCAAAAGGTATTAAAGTGATCAAATGTAGGCAAAAAATGAAATAATGTTCAAATCTTTCAGAACTTTCTGAAAATATCGAAAGAAATAATTTTAGATTTGGTCTGTGGACAATTCCCCCAGGAAAGATAATGGCAAGAAGCTCATAGAGAACCGGTGTTCCTGTGGGCATCTTATGTTTAAAAGCCGAGGTCTTTTGGGCGAAGTTGAGCTGAAGTGCGCGAAATGTGGAAATATCAATACAATCAGAATACAGCCAGAAGGCCGTAGCTATCAGGATAGAATGAACCTGGCTACTAAATGAGCCTCAGCGCTGCCGTAGAATAACTAATTAAGAACTCCGAAGAGGGTCAGCACCATCGTAAGATGGCGGCTGACCCTTTCGTCATTTATGGCAAGCACATCGATCATAAAGGCAGGTCAGAAGTTGGTCCAGGGACTTTCCCAAAAGTTCACTGGTGACCCTTATATCGCGGAAGCTGCTGTTGTTGTGCCATCGGAATTTCGCAATAATCCCGGTTCGCCTGGTTGGTTCTTTGCTCCCAATGGCGTTGACTATCAGTTCAGGTATGATGACGTAAACAGCGCCTCATCGGCTTATACCAAATGCCCCCCATTGGCTGCAGTGATCAACCGTAAGGCGCAGGCATATATAAATGGGAGAACAGTATTCCTCAATAGCAAGGGAAAGGATGTGAGCAAAACGGACTCCACGGCAAAGGCAATCAATACTTTACTAAGCAACCCAAATCCCCTTCACTCCTGGAAGTCCTTTGAAGCCCAGAACTACATCTACCAGCAGCTATACGGCTTTTGTATCGTATTGCCAATTTACTCCTATGGCTTTGGCGTCCTGGGCCCCGTGAAAGCTACCTCATTGTGGAACATTCCCCCGTACATGGTCAGCGGCAAGGAGATCACAAATAAGATGTGGTATAACGCTCAGAAGCTATCTGACATCTTGCCAACTATCACACTGAAGTACAAAGATGTAAAGACGGAAATACCAACTGACGACCTTTTCATTTTCAAAGACTTTACCCCCAGCATGACCAGCGTGATCTTCCCGGATAGCAGGGTGAAGTCGCTTGTCATGCCGATCAACAACATTATCGCCGCCTATGAGTCCCGTAATGAGCTCATTAACTATGCCGGCAGCCAGGGCATACTGACCCCAAAGACTGACACCATGGGTGCCATTCCGCTGAAGGAAGGAGAAAAGGAGCAGCTCCGGGCTGATTTTAAAAGGCAATACGGTATCAAGAACGGTCAGTTTCGGTATATCATCAGCACGGCGGCGATGGATTGGCAGGCCATGGGCAAACCCACCAAAGATCTCATGCTCTTCGAAGAGATCAGTGACGATATCATGTGCATATGCGACGGATACGTATACCCATCGCCTCTGCTCAACAGCGAAAAAGGCCCTTCTGTCAGCAATACAGATAGTTTTAAGAAGCAAGTATATGAGGATGCTATCATCCCCGAGAGCCTCCATATCTACGAGGGCTGGAACAAATTCTTTCGCCTGGAGGAGTTAAGCCTGACAATTGGAAAGACCTATGATCATCTTCCGGTCCTGAAAGAGGACCAGGTCGCCAACGGGCAAGCCAGGTACTATCTGGATCAATCGCTGGAAATACAATGGCTTAACAACGTGATCACGCTCAACCAATGGCGCATTGAGCAGGGTATAGATCCTACGCCTGACGGAGAAATATACTACTGGCAGACGCAGGGTAAAACCTCCATCATGGAACAGTCGGCAGCACCAATCACTTCCGATCCCGCCAATCCTTCCACTCAACCTAAAACGTCAACGTAATGAAACCACGCACACATAGCGAATTGGAAGCAATCCTGAAAAGCAAGATATCCACCTCCTATAAGGTGAAGGAATCATTCAACACAGGGACCAAGGACGTGGACTTTACCAAGCGGACGGTAAAGGTTATCCCCAACACATTCTACTGGTATGATAGCGACGGCGATGTATTACTGAAGGGTTCTACGATGAAATCAATTTCTGACCGTGGCCCTGAATCGAGCGCGCCGGGCAAGATCAAGAATGTCTATGCTCATGATCTAAAGGTTCAGATAGGAAAACCCACGTTGATGGATGAACGCATTGTGGATAACATGAACTGCCAATATGCTGAGAGCGAGATACTTAGTACTACCAAAGGCAATGATACCCTAATCGAATATCAGGAAGGCGTAATTGACCAGCACAGCATTGGCTTTCAGTACATGTACAATGGACTGGAATTAGTGACAGCGGACGACAACGACTGGAACAAATGGCTGTCAGTTCTCATGAATCCGGAAGACGCGGAAGAAGAAGGATATATGTTCCTGGTCAGCGAGATCAAGCAATTCGAATGGTCCCCGGTGGCCTTCGGCGCAAACTCTCTTACACCATATCTGGGCGTAAAATCAGACAACAAGGACGGGATGGCCTTAAAGGTCATGGAGCGCATTGACCTGCTTGGAAAACAATTGCGCCATGGCCGTCAGTCTGATGAAACGATGTATGGTTATGAACTCGAAGTATTTCAGTTGAAACAAATCATAAGCGAATTATTCCTGCAAGGGCCGTCCATAAAAGACACGCTACTCGAAAAGCGCCGTCAGAATACAGCAGACACCACCAAGGAATTGGATCTCTCACAGGTAAATTTTTTCAAAAACATTCAAATTTAAAACCATGGCAATCACACAGCAGGAAATAGATGCGATTGTGGGTAAATGTGATACCCAGGCGCAGGAACTATTTAAGAAGCAGAGTGATAAGTTCAACGAACAAATCACTGCACTCAAGACTGAGACGCAGGGAAAGGTAGATGCCGCAGTTGAAGCTGCAAAGAAGGGCCTCATTTCCCCGGAGCAATTACAGGAAGCTACCACCAAGGCGACGGAAGAGCTTTCCAAAACGATCACGGCGCAGGAACAAATCCTGAAGGCTCAGGGCGACAAGATCAATAACCTGGTCGAATCGCAGAAAAAATCCTTCAGCTCTTTGGAAATGATCGAGGATATTTTCAAAGAAAACGCGCCGAAGCTGAAGGAAATGCGCAAAGCAGGCACCGGCTTCATCGAAGTGGAGCTGAAGGCCGCTGGCATCGACTCGATCGCCAACGTTATTCAGCCGCAGGTCGGAGCCCCA